CTATCCTTTTGGCGGGTCTTAAACTCCAAACTTGTACTGGCCACATTTAAAGGCTTGGCTTCCGTACCGTCCAACCACCACACCCGTTCACTCATTAACAGTTGTTCAAAACTTGTGTTCATAGCCTCAAGCATAAACCCTGAATTGACTTTAAATTTCTTTTTTGCCTGAACATTATATCTAACAAACTGATGAAAGCCTGCCGATGGTTGACCCCTATCACTTTCGTAAACTTCTGCTTTTACATCTAAAGAATCAGTGCGTGCCTTGAAAAACTGTAAGGTCTGTTCTGCTCCCTCTTTATTTTGGAAAAGGATATTTACAGGCGTGTACCTACATTCATCTATGATCTCCAACGTTATCGTAACTCCATTGTAAACGATTTCTATATAGGTGTCATCCGTGATGTCCTCTATATTGACCCAAATATATTTAACAAGTGAGATTGATTGAAAGGTCGTATCTGTATTGAAACTTTCGTTTATCTCGTTGTTTGGGTAACTTATTACTGTTGCTGCCATATCGTTATGCTGAACCTGCTCCGCAAATCCATAAATCTAATACTATACCATCATTATCTACCTTTACGGCCCTTCCGTTTGGAATCCTATAATACAAAGCACCTCCAACAAAAGGGGTCGTAAGTCCTACATCTGTGTAAATAGTATCAGCAAGTGTTGGGTCTGATGCAAACCCATCGTGATACCTTAAAGTTGCTAATGATTGTGAACAGGCTGTTGCTCCATCTGCACTTCCTACTGTTTGCATATTCACAGCACTTGACCCACCTCCACCTGAAGATGAATAAAACTTTAAAGTCACCGTAGCCGTGTCATTTGTAATCGTATCAGCTATCGTATAAGTAAACGTCTGTGGTGATGGTACAACACCATTAGGTGTAAATACTATAAATTCATTAGTTCCATCTATTGCTACCGTACCTCCTAAAGCTGGTTGTGTAACTGCTGTAATTGTTGTCGGTTGTGTGCCAAGTGAATCGTTTGATTGTACCAATAAGTTCTGCACACCGCTATTGCTTACTGTATAAATATCATCTATCGCCAATAAAGTCGAAGGCAATGCCGCAATGTTTATGGTTATCGTGGCAGTGGATTGGTCGCCCGTGGAATCCTGTATGATATATGTTGCAGTCATTGGTGTTGCCCTTACTGTTCCAACGGTGTACCTCACAAGATTGTCCTCTATTGATAATGACCCTGCTGTTGCTGGTAAGCTATCCGTTCTCGTTACGTTTATAATGTTAGTCGGTTGCCATCCTCTATTGTCGTTATCAAGCACATCCAAATCCGTTGTGGTAAAATAAATATTAAAAGTATCGTTTGCAGCACTTATGCTTGATGCATGTTCGTCAAGTTTAATAGGCACTACAAACCTACCTGCATCTTTATAGACCTTGTAATTATTTGTTGGGATAAGGATTTTATTAGTTGGTATTGTGGCGTTTTCGCCCTCCAGTCCTTGCGTGTAACCTTTTACCATTAAGTCAACTGAAATAGATTGAGGCAAAGTTAGTTCTGTTGGTTCTGCTGTGGTATAGTAAACCTCTGTTTTTACCCATGACTGATTGTTACCATCAAGGATCGTTGTTGCACCAGCATCGGTCTGTTCCGTGAAGTCTATAAAATCACTTACAAGCCTTGCTATGTTTATTTTGTCCGTACCTATGGAATCGGTGACGTTGTTTTTTGTGATTTCAAAATGAGATACTATCGGTGCTGACGTCTTTAAACCTATCCAAGCATAAAGTTTAAGCGTGTAGCTTGTGCAGGTTAAACCCGTGAAAGGACTGACCCAAGGTATGTTCTTGTAATGTGGCGATAAACTTTTTATTGTACTCATTTTGTTGTAAATTTTAAAAAATCTTCTACGTCCAGTCCGTAGGCTTCTACTAATTCTCCCGGTAGTTCTTTAAACTCCTTTTCAAAAGGTGATGTAAAAAAGTTTGTCGTTTCAAGTCCCGTTAAATATATGCTCATTGCTATTGCAAAGTTCAATGATTTACGTTTCTCAAACTGCCCGCCCTTTGAACGTGGTGCAACTCCTTTGCGTATAGACCACTTGTCAAACACCTTTGCTGGTGGCATCTTATCGGTGTACTTATAAGGGCTTGTAGGTGCTTTCTTTGAACTCTTTGAACCCTTAACCCCTTTGTCGACAAACTTGCCGTAATCCTCCATAAAAAAAGAAAACTCAAACGAATTTTTATTGACCTTTGTTTTATAGTCTATCGACTTCCATAGGTCTTTTGATGCGTTCTTTTTCTGTTTAGTCAGTTCACGCCTCGCTCCAGACTTTACGTCCTTTCCGAATTTATTTAAAGCCTCTAAAACGTTTGACATAAATTGAGAGTTGTATTGGGGACTTCTACTTCAAAGACCAAGTTCCATCCCTCGATATTGTTGGTTGTGGTCTTATCTTCTATGATATTTAAAACAGGGTTTTCCGATGCTGTGATATTATTTTCTGCAAAATCCCTAAACATATTTAACCACAATCTATTCAACACTGCAAGCGTTTCATTCATGTTGTCTATTTCATTTGACTGCCCATAAAACTTATCGCTGTTGAGTTCCGTGTTGACATCCCTTTGCTGTAAACAAGCGATCTCAATATTAAAAACAATCGTTGAACCGTTATTGAAACTCCCTCCCGTTATCGTTACATGAAGTATAGGGAAGACATTTCCTTTGTCAAGGTCAAGCTCGTCATAATTTCCCTGCGTTACCGTATTGACAAAAGGATCTGCATCCGCTAACTCTTTTATGTAAATCAATAACTGACTGTAGGCGTTCATAATTGTATTGCGTTTTTAGGCTTTCTTAATTCTGCCTTTAATTTATTCTTTGATATTTTATGTGATAAAAAAACGTGCATTTCGTGTACGTTCCAATCCAGCACAAACTTCATCCTCCACGGTTTGCCCTTTGCTAAATCTACAAGCGTTGCATACCATCCCCATTCACTAAAATAGTCTGAAGCTGCTCGACCTTCTTTTGTGCCTCCACTGTATATCTCTGGGTAGCTTTCGATAATTCTTTTTGCAAATTCAAAAAAAAAACAAACGAACCATTGACATAGTTCATCGGTGTTCGCTTCATCGTATCTGCATACTGCGATGTACCGTTGTAGGTCTGTATTTCGTAGGTTTCTAAACTTGTCTTTGTTATAGGTCTAAAAAGTATAGCCATCAGATTGTGCATGAACTCTACCTTTTCATTGGTCTTGCCCGTAACCTCATCATATTCTGGTGCATATTTTGAAAGGTCAACAAACTCTGCCGTAGTGATGTTGTCAAAGTTGGGTATAAATCCAAACCAAGTGCCATCCAAATAGAACCTGTCTTTAAACTCACATCCTTGATCGAGTGCTTTGTCTATTTGTGCAAGCATTTCCTGATAGTCCTTTTCAGAAACCCCGTTCAACTGCTTTCTTGTAAGCCCTGTAAAAAGACTGACTTTCTTTTTATCAAACAGTTCTTTGTCCTTGATTTCAAGTAGTGGCACATAGGCTTGGTATTGTTCTAATGTGATTTCTGATATGTCCTCTGGCAATGTAATCTTCATATTATAATAACTATTTATTTTATATCTTGTTATTTTTGTCTCCACCCCGTGGACACTTGCCATTTTTAAGCACAAATATTTTATCTCAATTCTATTCCAAATGAACGCCCAAGATGGTATGTTACGTTATACCTTAATGGGTCAATTAAATGATTAAACGCATCCACAAAGAGCTTACTTGTTTTATCTGCGTATATATAATTGTTCAACTCTTTAATAAGGTTATGGCTGTTGGGTTCAACAATAATTTCATAGTCTTGAAGTAAGGCAATCCCTAAACTGATTGAGCCCTGCCCTTTTTCTGCTGCCACTATATTTATTCCTTTTGCAGCCAGTTCATAAATCAAACGTGGTTCTGCGCTATCTGCTATTATTAAACCATTGCCACATATTTCTCTGTTGATTGTTTCTATTTGTGAGGTTGTAAGTTTTGGCTGGTATAAATGTTCTTTGGCATATATCAGTTTTAGTTTCTTGTCAATAGCAATTTCAATAAGTGTTGTTGGATCTACGCTGAAACCGAAATCTTGTCCATAGGACGTTTGTAAGTTATCTGGGTTAAATGTGCCAAGTTTCCAATTAGGCAATACAACACCTTCTAATAATCCTATCTTGCCATCAAGATAAACGCTGCACCAGTTGGCCCAATAGTTAGATGTCTTTGCTTTTTCTCTACGCTTTAAGAGTTCGTCTAATATTGTATTGGGAAGGGCTTCATTATCTTTATAAGTAAGTGTTAACCAATCGGTGTCTTTATCGTTTGTTAGTTCGTCATTGACCCAAAAGTGGGCAGTAGGATTGTAATCCAACCATATCACGTCCTCTGTTCTAATCATTAAAGCATCGACCACTGGTTTTTGTATAGTATTGACCTCATTAACAAACAGTCGTTTTCTTTTACCTGCTTGCCTTGCCTTGTCCTCATTGTCAAATGCGGTAAACTCTATAGTAGAACCATTATGAAAAGTGTAAATCCTATCTGACCAGTTTATGGCAGAAATATT